GAGGTCTTTCAGTCGCAGACCAAGACTTACCGCAGCACGACCACGCGGCGGGAGGAGGGCTTTCGGGGTTATTCGATCCGTCGGGCCGGGCTGGGGGTGACGGTGGTCAGCAAGCACCATGCCGAGCAGAAGCAGATCATCCGGCAGAAGTTATCGCCGACGTGGGACCCTGCTTTTATCGGGAAGCTGGCCGAGGGTCTGGCCCGGTTGATCACGACCTGGTTGCCGAGTCTGCCGAACGAGGCCCTTCTCACGCCGCCGCCGCAGGGGGCGAGCTGGCCGGGGCCGTACTTCGCCGGGGAACTTTGCGGGGCCGTGGCCGCGAAACTCCAGAGGAAGGCCGCCCGGCTCCTCACACGGACGGATGAAAAGCATTATCATCATCCGATGGAGGCCTTGCGTCACGCCCCGTTCTGTTATGAGGGGCCGAAGGTCCCGCTTGTCGTCATCGTGGACGACCTGATCACGAGTGGGGCCACGATGAAACGGGCCATGCAGGCCGTGCAGGAGAAAGGACTGGCCGCCTATGGGTTCGCGTACTACGGGGCCTGAGAGCCAATCCGCCGACCAGGAACTCATCGACCGGGCCGTCCTCCTGATCGTCTCGGGGCTGAGCGTCGAGGCCGCCGCCGGGACGCTTCAAAGTAAACTAGGGGTGACCGCCGCCAAGGCCGCCGCGGCGGCGAAAAAGGCGGAAAAGAAGATCGTCCTGGCCGCCAATTATGACCGGACCAGGGAACTGGGGACGGCCATCGCGCGATTGAACGATCTTTACCGTCGGGCCGTGGCGATCCAGGACACCAAGACCGCCCTCCAGATTCAGCGGGAGATCAACAAGCTCCTCGACCTCTACGACCGCCCGTTGCCCGGCGAGACGGGGGAGACGGAGGAAACAGAACAGAACCTGGCCCGCCGCTACCTGGAGGGGCTGGGGCTGGGGGACGCCGAGACGCCCCTGGCCGAACTCTGTCGCCGGGCCGCCGCAAAACTCCTGGAGGTCCAGACCCACCCGCCGCGTGAATGAAAGATTATCAGCGCCACAAGAGGCGGGCCGCCGCCCGCAGCCGCAGTCAATCGCTCCAGGGGCGGGATATTGCCCCGTTGCCGCCCATCGCCAACCCCCAGCGCCGCGCCCGGGCCGGGGGTTCCTTCCAGCGGCTCTGTGAGACTTACTTCCCCGAAATCTTCTCATTACCGTGGAGCCAAGATCACCTCAAGGTCATTGCCAGGATCGAGCAGGCCGTCCTGAGAGGGGGCCTCTTTGCCGTCGCCATGCCCCGGGGATCAGGGAAGACGAGTCTCTGCAAGGCCGCCTGCCTGTGGGCCACCCTCTACGGCTACCGGGACTTTGTGGCCCTCATCGGATCGAGTGAGGCCCACGCCCAAAGCATGCTCCACGACCTCAAACTCCAACTGGAAACGAACCCCCTGTTGGCCGCCGACTTTCCCGAGGTCTGTTATCCGATAGCGGCCCTGGAGGGGATCGCCAACCGCTGTCGGGGCCAGCTCTTTCACGGGAAGCGGACCCACATCGAATGGACCGCCGACAAGATTGTCCTGCCCACCATCCCCGGCAGTCCGGCCTCCGGGGTCATCATGACGGTGGCCGGGATCACCGGCCAAATCCGCGGGATGACCCACCAGCGCCCGGACGGGAAACTGGCCCGTCCCAGCCTGGTCATCATCGATGACCCGCAGACCGACGAATCGGCACGCAGCCCCAGCCAATCCGCCGCGAGGGAGGCCATCGTGGCGGGGGCCATTCTGGGCCTGGCAGGCCCGAAAAAGAAGATCGCCGGGATTATGCCCTGCACGGTCATCTATCCGGGGGACATGGCGGATAACATCCTCAACCGGGAGAAGCACCCGGAGTGGAACGGGGAGAGGCTGAAGATGGTCTATGCCTTCCCGACAAACGAAAAGCTCTGGCAGGAGTACGCCGAAATCCGGGCCGAGAGTCTGCGGGCCGGGCGGAACGGGGAGGAGGCGACCGCATTCTACCGGCAGCACCGGGAGGCGATGGACGCGGGGGCCGTGGTGGCCTGGCCGGAGCGGTACAACCCCGATGAACTCTCGGCCCTCCAGCACGCCATGAACCTCAAGCTCCTGGACGAGGCCGCCTTCTGGGCGGAGTACCAGAACGAACCGAAGCCGCCGGAGACCCAAGACCTGCCCCTTTTGCGGGCCGACGTGACCAGTCGCCTGAGCCGGATCCCGCGGGGGACGGTCCCCGCGGAGGCCACCGTCCTGACGGCCTTCATCGACATCCACCAGAAAATCCTCTACTATGCCGTGGCGGCCTGGTCTGAAAATTTTACCGGCTGGGTCGTCGATTACGGGACGTATCCGCAGCAGCGGACCCCGTACTTCCGGGCCGCCGAGGCCCGCCCCACCCTGGCCGACCTTGGCCCCGACCTGGCCCTGGAAGGCCAAATCTACAACGGCCTTTCGGAGCTGGTGGAACGACTCGTCCGCCCCTGGCCGCGGGAGAACGGCCCCGCCGCCGACCTGGACCGGGTCCTCATCGACGCCGGGTGGGGGCAGACGACGGACGTTGTCTTCACCTACTGCCGCCAATCCCCCCACGCCGCAATCCTCCTCCCGAGCTTTGGCCGGTACATCGGGGCGGCCTCCCTCCCCATGAGCGACTACCGCCGGAGGCCGGGGGAGAAGGTGGGGCACAACTGGCGGGTCCCGCCGCCAGCCCCCGGCCGCGCCACCCGCTACGCCCTCTTTGACGCCAACTGGTGGAAGACCTTTTTGGTGCGACGCTTTTTGACGCCCCTGGGCCAGCGGGGGGCCCTGGTCCTCTTCGGGGACAACCCGGCCCCGCACCGCCTCCTGGCCGATCACCTCAGCGCCGAAATCCCCGTCGAAGTCTCGGCGAGGGGCCGCACCGTGACGGAGTGGAAGCCCCGCCCAGGACATCCCGACAACCACCTCTTCGATTGCCTGGTGGGCTGTGCCGTGGCCGCCTCGATGGCCGGGATCACGGACGACGCCGCACCGCCCGTCAAAACCCGCCGCCGGATCGATCTTGCGAGGCTCCAAGCCCATGCCTGACCGCTGCCCCAACTGCCACTGTCGGCACCTCCTCACCCTCCACGTGGAGGCCGAACGGACCTTCACTCGGATCACCCGGCAGTGCCGCCACTGCGGGGAAGTGGTGGTGACCTACCAGAAAAACTGTGCGCCCCCTCCTTCGTATAATCGCCCGTATGAGCCAGGACCTGACCGAGACCATCGCCGAAAAGGCCCGGACCCCCGCCGAAGTCCGCACGGAGGAGGCCTCGGTCAAGGCCCGTTCCCTCAGTGAACTGATCGAGGCCGACAAGTATCTCAAGAAGACGCAGGCCGCCAAACAGCCGACGCTGGCCCTTCGCGTGACGACCCTGGACCCACCGGGCACGACTTGAAAGCCCTCCTGAACCGTGTCCTGAACCTCTTCCGCCGACCGGCCGACCCCGGCCGGTCTCTCTCTGCGCGGTTTGACGCCGCCGTCCTGAGCCAGAGCACGGCGAGACACTGGGCCAACGCGGATAACCTCTCCGCCGATGCCGCGGCCAGCCCAGCCGTGCGGGCCATTCTGCGGACCCGCTCCCGCTACGAGATCGCCAACAATCCCACGGCCTACGGGATGGCCACCAAGCTTGCCAACGACCTCATCGGGACCGGGCCCCGCCTCCAAATGCTCTTGCCCGATGAGGCCGACAACGACTACCTGGAACAGGAGTGGGAGGCCTGGGCCACCGAGATCGACCTGGCTGAGAAACTCCGCACCGCCAGGATTGCGAAATTCGTCGACGGGGAGGCCTTCATCCTCCTCACGACCAACCGCCGCCTGCCGACCCCGGTGAAACTCGACATCCGCCTTATCGAGGCCGACCGGGTGACCAATCCCAGCCCGACCATGGAGGCCAACGACGCCGACGGGATACTCCTGGACGCCAACGGCAACCCCATCGCCTATACAATCCTCAATCAGCACCCCGGGGATACACGCATCATCAACACCGGGGCCACCACCATCCCGGCCCGAAACGTCATCCACCTCTTCAAGCCCCTACGGCCAGAACAGCACCGGGGAATCCCCGAACTCACGCCAAGCCTGCCTATCTTTGCCCTCCTGCGGGACTGGCTGATCGCCACGGTCGACGCCGCCAAGGCCGCCGCCGCGATCGCTGGGGTGCTGTACACCGACGCACCTCCGGGGGGCGAGGCAGCCGAACTGGACGCCCTCTTCCCCATCCGCCTGGAACGGAACGCCCTGTTGACGATGCCGGAGGGATGGAAGATGGAACAGGTCGAGGCCCGGCACCCCTCCGGGAACTTCGCCGAGAGCTACACGGCCATTGAGAAGAAGGCCATCCGGGCCACGGCCATCCCCTGGAACGTCGCGGCCTCCGACTCAAGCGCCTACAACTACGCCTCGGGACGGCTGGACCACCAGACCTACTACCGGGCCATCGCCATCGAGCGGGCTGAGCTGGAACGCAAGGTCCTGCGCCGACTCCTGCACGCCTGGCTTTCGGAGGCCGCCCTCATCCCCGGCTATCTCCCCACCGGCCACGGCCCGCCCGTAACCTGGCGATACCAATGGTTCTGGGACGGCCAAGACCACGTCGACCCCACCAAGGAAGCCAGTGCGCAGGCCATACGCCTCGCCAACGGGACGACCACGCTGGCCGCGGAATATGCCAAACAGGGGAAAGACTGGCGGATCGAGATGATCCAGCGGGCCAAGGAAATCCAGCTCGCCCGGGAGCTGGGCCTGATTCCCGAAACCACCAGCGGACTTCCCGAAAATGCCCCACCCACCGATCCGACTGACGACGACTGACCATCAGCTGATCCAGGCCGCCCAGGGGGACGACGCGCAGCCGCCCCGCCTCACCATCACGGCCTATACGGGGGAACCTTTGCGACTCGCCTTCTGGGACCTGCCGGTGGTCATCGACACCGCCGGGCTGGTCCTGGACGGCCCCGTGATCCCGATCCTCCTGGAACACGAGCGGGACATCGACAGCATCATCGGCCAGGCCGACTCGATCACCGTCAAGCCGGGGAAGGTCATTGTCTCCGGCCAGGTCATCGGGGACAGCCAGCGGGTTACCCGCTTTCTGAGACTCGCCGCCAAGGGCTTCGCCTGGAAGGCCTCCGTGGGGGCCACGGCCGTGGAGGTCGAGGACATCCCGCCGGATAAGCCCGTCATCGTCAACGGCCGGGAGTACACCGGGCCGTTTTACCTGGTCACGAAAGCCACCCTTAAGGAGGTCTCGGTGGTCATGCTGGCCGCCGATCCCCACACCCAGACCGTCGTAGGAGCCGCCGCCATGCCGGAAGAACCGAAACCCCAGCCCACCCGTGAACCGATCCAGACCCAGGGTCAGCCCGCCGCTCAGCCGGAACCGGGCGGGACCACGCCCCAACCCACGGAGCCGGACGTGACCCCCTACCGTCAGAAGATCGCCGCCGAACTGGAACGCATCGCCCAGATCAAGACCATCGCCGCCGACTACCCGGAGATCGCCGCCCGGGCCATCCGCGAGGGGTGGGACGCCACCAAGACCGAGCTGGAGATCCTCCGGACCGCCCGCACGGGACCGGCCATCCACGTTCGCGACTCCGACCCCGCCCCGACGGCCCTGGAGGCCGCTTTGTGCCTCTCCGCCGGACTCTCTGAAGAAAAGATTGCCCAGACCTACGGGGAAAAGAGCCTGGAGGCCGCCCAACAAAAATACCGCCGCGCCGGCCTTCACACCCTGATCTACGAAACGATCTACGCCGCCGGAAAATATGCCCGGCCCGGCCTCATCGACAACGACACCATCCGCACCGCCTACGAAGTCGATAAGGCCATTACCGCCGCCGCCTCGTTCAGCACCGTGAGCCTCTCCGGAATCCTCTCCAACGTCGCCAACAAGGTCCTCCTGGAAAGCTACACCGCCGTCAATGCGGTCGCGCCCCTGATCGCCCTGGAAAGCGACGTCCCGGACTTCAAACAGGCCACCCGCTACCGCATGACCGGCCTGGACACCTTCGATAAGGTCGGACCGGAAGGCGAACTCAAACTCGCGTCGGTCAACGATACGACCTTCTCCAACAAGGCCGAAACCTACGGCGTGGTTTTGACGCTGACACGCCAGCACATCATCAACGATGACCTCGGAGCCTTCCTTCAACTGCCCAGAATGATGGGCCGCCGGGCCGCCATCGCCCGCGAAAAAGCTGTCTTTGAACTGCTGCTCGCTAACCCAAACAACTTTTTCAGCGCCGCAAACAAAAACTACAT